AGAAAGGATCATAATTGCTTTGGTTGTTGTGAAAAAATCCCTTCTGGTTCATCTGCACATTATTATGCTGGAGTATTCGAAGGATATTTTTCAACTTCTTATTATTGTATTCCATGTAAAAAATACGTTGATGAGAATCCTGAAGATTGGTCAGAAGGATTTTATTATGGGGACATTGGTGAGTCAAGAAGAAGGTTGGAAAAAATGAATGGAAGATAAAATAATTATATATACAGACGGAAGTGTAGATCACAAAGATAGAGTTGGCGGAATTGGTATTGTAATGTCTTACAAAGGAAATGTAAAAGAAGTCTATGAAGGTTATGAAGATACCACAATCAGCCGAATGGAATTGCAAGCTTGCATTAGTGCAATTAAGCAACTTAAACGAAATGACATTCCTGTTGAAATATATTCGGACAGTGCCTATGTAGTAAATTGTTTTAAAGATAAGTGGTATGTGAATTGGCGTTCAAACGGTTGGAAGAATGCAAAGAAGAAGCCAGTTGAAAATCAGGATTTATGGGTTGAATTGCTTGATCTTTATGAGAAGCATGGGAATGTTAGTCTTTGTAAGGTGAAAGGACACATTGGTGTTCCTGAGAACGAAAGAGCAGATGTTCTTGCTAATATGGGAAGGAGATTGATTTTGGATGCAAAATAATTGTGAATGTAATAGAAGTTTTTACATTGACTCTATGTGCAAACCATGCCTTGAACGAGTTAGAAAGAGCGCCTTAGAGAAAATTGAGCAACTAGAAGAAGAAATACTTGATATTGATGCCGTTCTTGATGAAATCAACTTCTATTTATACGATGAAGATGATGAGGGGGAAGAATAAATGGAATTAAATGGGTGGTATGTTGTAATATTCAAGAAACCCTACTCAATCTATAATAGTACAATAAAAACTGGGAATACCATGCAATTCGTAGGTAAATGTGAAAACTTTAATCCTACTGGATTGTGTGCATTCAGTAATGATAAAAATGAAATGTTGTTAGTTCATTATATTGATATATTACAAATGATTCCTACAGAAAAACAATAAGGGAGAAGTGATAAAATGAAATCATTGTTGTCTATTCTTGGAGTATTGATTGTTATCGGAGGATTTTGTGCTGGATTCTATATTGACATCTACATGCTGATCAAAGCAATCATTGACATTGTACATGGTGGGAATATTGCATGGGATGTATTCATGATTATTATTAGAGAAGTTGTTGGATTTCTGGTAATTGTCTTCTGTTGGTTTGTTGGCATTGCACTGCTTGCGGCGGCGAATGATTAAGTGATGAAAGAATAAATTAGAGATAACAAATTAGTCAATCTGATTGCAATAAAGTGACAACTTGATTTGCCAGAAGACAAGGGAGAGATTCTATGGAATTAAATGTAATTGATAATTGTGCTTGTTGTGCAACTGAAGATGGATTTGTAAATCTCCATTTACACACAGCATATTCGCTTCTCGATGCACTTAGTAAGCCAGAAGATATTATAGCAAAAGTAAAAGGTTTAAATCAAAGAGGATTTGCTTGTACGGAACACGGCAACGTTCATAGTTCTGTAAAAGCTTATAAATTGGCTAAAGAAAATTCTTTGAAGTTTATTTATGGATTAGAGGCATATATCACTGAAGATAGATTTATCAAAGATAAAACAAATAAATACTATCATCTAACTATCCTAGCAAAAAATGAACAGGGTAGACAGAACATCAATAAGCTTGTAACAATCTCCAATCTTGAAGGATTTTATTTTAAACCTCGTATTGACTTTAAATTGCTTGAAGAATTTGGTGATGGCTTAATCATCATGTCAGGATGTATGGCCTCTGAATTGCAACAAGCATTAGCTGGAGGAAAGATTGGTAATGGTGATGTTGAAATAACATCTGGCAACATTGAGAGAGCCAAAGAAATTGCAAGACGTTATCGTAATGCATTTGGTGAGGATTATTATCTTGAAGTTCAATCACACAGAGATAAGCGTCAACAGCAATTAAATCGTGCGATAGTTGACATTGCAAAAGACTTAGGCATTCAATGGGTTGCTACTGCTGACAGTCATTTTGTCAATGAAGAAGATTTAGATTTGCACAGGGTTTTCATTGGTATCAACCGTAACAAAGACGATTTTGAATCTGACGAAACATATCAAGACACACAGATTCAAAGTGAAAAAGAGGCATGGAATCTTCTTATGTCTTTGACTGAAGATGAGCGTAATGTTGCAATTAGGAATACTCTGAACATAATGGATAAATGCAATGCTCCATTGCCACTTTCAGCACCTTTAATTCCTCATGTTAAAGTTCCAGAAGGTTTTGAAACTGAGGAAGATTACTTGCAACATTTGTGTAACGAGGGATGGAAGTTTAGGAAGATTGGATATAAATCAAAGAAGCTTCAACAAGAATATAGGGACAGACTTATTTATGAATTTAATGCGATCAAGGATATGGGATTCACAGGATACTATCTCCTTGTTTATGGATACGCAACATCTGTTCGCAGAAGAGGTATTGCACGTGGTTCTGGTGGAGGTTCGCTTGTAGCTTATCTGATTAATATTGTAGATATTGATCCAATTGAACATGGATTGTATTTTGAGCGCTTTATTGATGTTGCCCAACTTGATTTAATCAAGAGTGGAGAGCTTAAGCCTGAAGAGATTAAAATACCAGATTTTGATTTGGATTTCGGCACAAAAGAACGCGATCTTGTCTATAACAATATCGTTACTGAACATGGGTATGAGCATGTTGTAGCTCTTGGTCAATTTGGTTACATCTGGACCAAGAGCGCTATCAAGGATGTTGGTAGAGTGCTTGGAGTGCCATTTGAAGTAACGAATGAGATAACGAAGCTACTAGGAGAGGATACGATTGCAGAAGGGCTTACAAGTGGCATTCTGAAGCCCTATCAGCGTCAATATCCAAGACTGTTTGAGTATGCAATGAAACTAGAAGGATTACCCCGCTCATATGGAATGCATCCATGCGGTAAGGTAGTAACGATTGATCCTGCTGTTTATTATACAGGATTATCACAGAAGGAAGGTCAGCTTGTCTTACAAGTTGACATGAAAGATGCAGAAGCACTTGGTTTAGTTAAGGTAGATTTACTTGGACTTCGTACAGTTGATGTAATCTATGACACACTAGATATGATTGGCAAGGACACTGAATATATCCGTAACATCACATACGATTGTGCTGAGATGTTAGAAATCTTTAAAAATGGATTTACTGACGGAGTTTTCCAGTTCGAGAGCGAAGGTATGAAGCAAACATTGATAAATATGATTCCTACCCATTTAGATGATCTAGGAGTTGTAAATGCTCTGTATAGGCCAGGAAGTTTGAAATATATCAAAAACTACATTGATAGGAAGCACGGAAGAGAACAATTTGAATATCTTCACCCTGATCTTGAACGTATTCTTAAAATCTCTTATGGCATTATTGTATATCAAGAACAACTGATTGAGATTGGACGAATGGCTGGCATGCGTAATCCAGACCTTTTACGTCAAGCTACAGGTAAAAAAGATATGAAGAAACTTGCGAAAGCTGAGCCTGAACTTCGTGATGGCTTGTACAAAAGAGGTTGGACAAAGGAGCAGGTAGATCAATTGTGGGAAGATATGCTGAACTTCGCCAAATATTCATTTAATAAAGCCCATAAAATGTGTGTGGCTTAGTGTGGCGACATACTAAGAAAATCCTTCTAATTGCGGGGAACTCCTAAAGACTTCAATACCAACTTAATATGGTGACATGATTAAGGGCGTTGCTAACTACAACGATATGGTAAAAAGTTGAAGTATAAATAATATGGACAATCCGCATCGAGACTTCTTGAAATAATTTACATCCCATGATACAATAGAAAGAAAGGAGGTTATAAATTATGGCAAAAAAATATACTCAAAAACAAAAAGAACTTATTTTAAAATTATATCAAGAGGCACAAGACTTGGATGAGGCTATATTAAGATTAAAAGAACAAGGAATAGTCATGACTAGGCAGGCAATGGCTGATATGGCTCACGATAATGGTATAAAAAGAAAAAGAATTTATACAAAACAAAACAAATTATCAGTCATAGAGATAAGGCAATTAGTTTCAGATTATGAGTCTGGTATTTTTACTATGGAAGAATTGATAAAAAAGTATGGTTTTAAAACAAGAAAATCAATAACAGATAAAGTTAAACTTTATAATGGCAAAATGAGAACGCAAGATGAAGCTAATAAAATGAGAAAAACTTATGAAGAAACAATGTTTAATAAGCTTGATGCGGAATGGAAAGCTTATATGGTTGGACTGCTTCTTACCGATGGTTATATTACCAATGATCAAATAGGACTTGATTTAACCGATGAAGATGCAATAAGTTATCTTGCAGAAATGACTGGAAAGGGTAATTACACGACAATTGTTGATAGTTGTAAAAGTAAAAAGGCAAAATATAGACTAACTCTTAATTCTAAAACAATTATAGATGATTTGACTAGATTTGGGGTTGTGCCAAGAAAATCTCTAACATTAAAGGGGCCGTTGCTCAATGAAGATGAAAGAAATTATATTCCACATATCTTTAAAGGAATTATTGATGGAGACGGCTGGATTAGAAGTGATGGCAAAGAATTTTTTATCGTTTCTGCTTCAAGAGATTTTCTTGAGTGGTGCATAAAAGAGTTAATTCTATTAGGAATGAGTAATTTAAAAATTACTCAAAAAACATTTGATAATGAAAAGTGGAATGACTGTTTTCTTGTTAGGACTGCTCTTAAATCAAATATAACTATTTTAAAAGAGAAAATATACGTCTATGACTTAGGGATGGGTCGTAAACGTGAAAAATTATTTCAAGAAGGGCGTTCAGAGACTACCACAAGGAAATCTCAATAAACTTTGAGATTATGGTATAGTCCAGACCACAACGTATATATAATGCGACTAAGGAAATCTTAGTGTGGTAAAGTCACAAGCTTATGCAATTATTGCAATGATCTGTGCATATCTGAAAGCATTCCACCCAACTGAGTTTATGTGTGCATGGCTTAACTCCTTAGTAGATCATCACGATAAAATTGAAACTGCTTTCAAAGAGGCTAAACGAATGGGAGTTAAAATAAAGCCATTAAATTTCAAAGATGCAAATGCTTTATGTAAAGTGGTTGATGGAGAGCTTGTCTACGGAATCTCTTTGATTAAACACTGTAACGCTCAGATTGCAGAAGATATTGCAAAGCTTCAGCCAGCAAATCGTTTTGTTGATATGATCATTCAAATCAAAGAACTTACTTCAATCAACTCTAAACAACTTGATATCCTTATCAAACTTGATTTCTTCTCTGAGTATGGAAGCAAAGAACTATTGCTTACAATCCTTAAAGAAGTCAACGATGGCAAGAGCAGATATAACAAGACGCACAAGGAGGCAACTAAGCTCAAACGAATTGCGGCACTTCATGAATATGAGGACGAGCTTAGACAGGGACAAGTTGACTTGTCCATTAAACCATATGAACAAATTGCATTTGAACTTGATCATTATGGTTTCATCAAAACAACTTTTAAAGAAATTCCTAAAACAATACTAGCTGTAATGGATATCGACATGAAGCCTAAAACAGCTTATATTGCAGTTAAGTCATTCTGCTATAAAACTGGAGACACGTTTGAGTTCAGAGTCAAGAAGGATAAGTTTTATGGCAAAAAAGATATTGAATCTTTTGAAGTTGGAGATTCCATTAAGATCAAAAATCTTTCTGAAAAAGCTAGAGTACGTAAAGATGAAACTACTGGCAAATGGATTGAAACTGGAGTAAATGATTATTATCTTGAGAAAGCAATAAAAATAAAACTATAAAAGGGAGATATTTTGAATGGTATGGTATCCTTATAAAGACCGCTTTAATGTTGATGTTGAAGAATTGCTTGGAAAGATTATTGTTAATATTGAATTGCGTGACGATGGTGAAGATGATTATATTATTTTCACAACTTCAGAAGATGATAAATATGTTATGTTTCATGATCAAAATTGTTGTGAATCTGTTTCAATTGAAGATATCTCTGGAGATTTGAATGATTTGATTGGGACTCCTATTCTGATGGCAGAAGAGATTAGCGAAGACGGAAGCATAAATGACGAATATAGTTATGAAAGTTCTACTTGGACGTTCTATAAGTTCGCTACAATTAAAGGATATGTAACCATTCGTTGGTACGGCTATTCCAATGGCTACTATTCGGAATCGGTTGACTTTATTCGCCTCCTTAACCAAGATAATTAAAAAAGTTCTTGACATTTTAACAAATATAAGATAAAATAGATTTACATTGAAAAACAGGGGAGATGTAAATTATGGATTCTTATTATGATTCTTATAATGATGTTTACTATAAAATTTATCAAATGAGGAATGGCTTGTTAACAGTCGCATGCGTGCAATGGTTTGATGAATACGATTATGATCAAGAAAGATTTTTTACAGATGATTTGGATAATCAACTTCAATTCAAGACAGAAAGAGAAGCTGATATTTGGCTTAATAACAATATTAAGCCAGAACTTATTGATCCTGAACATCGTAGAATAACAAAAATGACAAAAAGAGATTATTTTATTTAAAATTTGGGAGGCATTAAACCTAATGCAAAGAGAAGAAGCTAAAAAACTGCTAGAAAAAATTAATGAGTTGTCAAGTCGTGATTTATTCATTGAAACTTATCTTAAGCTTGCAATTGTGCAAGCAAAAGAAGAACTTGGCTCTGGTAATGCTAGTCAAGAATTCATTGATGACGTAATTATAAATAAATATCTTCTTAATTTGGCAAAGGATTTGCTCTTTATTCAAACAGCAAGGGTAGAAGCATTACAAAGTGAATTGGCTATATACAAATCGAATGGAGGTTGTTGATTGATGATTAGAGTTAGTGGAGATGCAAGATTTATGGTTTACTTTAATGTTGAAATCGACATGACCGAAGAAGAGTGGGAAGGGTTGTCATACGGATATCAAGAGGCAATTATTGATCAACATATTGGCTACGAAGAAATGAAGAATGCCGAAATGACTGATTGTGACGTTGATGATGTTATTGAAGTAGATGATGAAAATAGAAACTTTTAAAGTTGTAATTGCTGGCTCAAGAGGATTTAATGATTATAATCTTTTAAAAAAGAAACTTGATTTAATCCTAAATGATATCTCAATTCCCATTGAAATTGTTTCAGGTGGAGCAAGGGGAGCAGATAAATTAGGAGAAAGATATGCTAAAGAAAAAAGGTATTTGATCAAAAGATTTATTCCTGATTGGAATATTGGTAAACATGCTGGACTTATTCGAAATGAAGAAATGGCTAAATATGCTGATGCTTGTATATGCTTTTATGATGGTGAAAGTAATGGGACTGGACACATGATAAAAATGGCTAAAAAATACAATTTAAAACTAAGGGTGATAAACTATGGATGATAAAATTACTATTAATGGTGTAACATATGTCCGTGAAGATTCTATTGAAAAAGAATTTTCAAGTGATGATGTTATTAAATATTTGAGAGAATTGCCAAGTTGGGAGTACATCAACATTGTTGAAGACTCTATTGCTCAAATTGTAAAAAAAGGATGGTATGACAACTCTGATATTGCCAATGGAGATATTGATCTTCATGAAAGACAAATTCTTGCAATTTACCTTGCCGTAAACTAATAAAAACACTTACTAAGGAGACTGTACAAATGAAATATAAAATCGTCAGCGTTATCAATCTTGAAACACTTGAACCTTGTGAAGTAGCAATTCATCGTAATCGAATTGGCAGAGAAGTAGAATTGATGTTTGCACCAGAAGAGGGAAGCGTAATCATTTTTGTTAATCCTGATTATAGCACTACGCAAACTACCAAAGTTCAAGAGATTATTATTAACGACGAAGATTATTTAATTTTCGAAACTAAAAATTCCCGCTATACCTTGGAGGTATTGAAAGATGGAGAATCTAAATAAAAATATTGTCAAAGAAGTATTAAGAGAAATGTTCAGCACTGGCGAAATCACAATTGACATTAGTGAAGTATATGCTTGGTATGATTCTGATCCTGATCATATTTTGTCAGTTCGAATTGATGGAGAAGTAGTTCATAACGTATATTTTTAATATCACATACAAAAATAGAGAGAAGGAATTTACTATGGCAGTTACAACATCTGGAAATAGACTCCTTATACTTGGAGAATACGTAAATAACAGCACTGTTAACAGTCTGGTGAAAAGTATTATCGAATATAATATGGAAGATGATGCTTATGAGAAAGATGCTAAAAACTTTGAACGTAAACCTATTGTAATTATCATTAACTGCTACGGTGGTGTTGTATATGATGGGTGGGCACTTATTGCGGCTATTGAAATGTCTGGAACACCAATTGTCGGATTGGCTATTGGAAGTGTTATGAGTATGGCCCTCCCAATTTTCTTGTCTTGCCATACGCGACTTGCACACAAGCGAGCTACTTTTATGTATCATGAAGTTATTACTGGTGCTCAAGGATCAATCACAGAAGTTAAAGAGGGACTTGAGAATGCAGAAGTTCTTCAAGACAGAAATGATGCTTACATTCTTGAGAAGACTACAGTTTTAAGAGATAAACTTCTTTCTGTCCGCGAACGTAAAATCAATTGGTTTATTCCTGCCGAGGAAGCAGTTAAATACGGAATCATTGACGAAGTTATTACTGAGCCTGTAGCTTGGATATAAAGGGGGAATTAACTTGAACAATCTGTTCCTTATCGTTGGGCCTTCTGGCAGTGGAAAAACCACTGTCATGAGGTCTGTAATGAAAAATGAGATCGTATCCTGTACAACTAGAGAACAACGAGAAGGCGAAGTTAATGGAGTAGATTACGTGTTTGTTACTGAGGATGAATTCAAATCTGCTTTTGACGATGGTCTTCTTATAGAACATACTAAATATTCTGGAAACTACTACGGCCTATCATACCATGAAATTGAATCAAAGCTTAAAAAAGATCATGCATTTGCTATTGTTGACATTAATGGACTTCAACAGCTTAAAGCTATTTATCCTTACTGTACTTCTATCTTCATCAAGACAACCAAAGAACATTGCACAAGAGCTATGATTGAAAGAGGCGATTCTTTAATCAAAGTTCACCAGCGTTTAGAGACTTTCGAAGACGAACAATATGATGCATTAGAAAATTGCGATTATGTTGTTAAGAATGAATATGGCGACATAAGTAAGGCAATCTGTGTCATCACATCAATCATTGAAGTGCATACTGTTTGACAAATATAAGAATAAATGATATAATATAGTTATAAATTAAAGCGAACTATCCTGAAAGGGGGTTCGCTTATTTTCATTTCAGAGAAAAAGGTGATTATCATGGAATTAAAATTAGTACTGCCCTTGCCTGTTAGCCTTAACCAATTATATATTAATAAATATTCGTACAATCCCAAGACGAAAAGAAGTGAGCCTACAGGTGCAAGAATATTAAGCAAGGCTGGAATGATGTCCAAGAAGCTTATTCAAAAAGCTGCTAATAAGCAAATAACTAAACAAACTTGGGATTATGAATGGACTAAAAATAATTTCCTGTACATGGATGCTACCATATATTTCAATCGTACCAACAGAGACGATAATAATATCTATAAGTTACTCTGTGACGCTCTGGAGAAGATTGTATACGACAATGACTCACGCATCCTGATTAGGACTCAGCGTATCTACTACACGACTACAGAGCCGCGTGTAGAGCTTTATATCCACGCTGTAGACTACATTGGTATCTTCGATGACGAGGCTCAGTTACACTCATTTGAAAGCGTTTGCAAATCATGCAAGAGATATGGAAATAATTGCTCTATCTTATCGAAGGCCAAAGAAGGAAGAATACAAGAAGAGATTGTTGATATGGTATGTGGTAAATATACAAAGAAATCAGAAACAAAGAAAGCCACTAAATCTAAATGATTTAGTGGCTTTTTATTTATAATTAAACCTCTGCTCTCCAATTTAGCGTTACATTATTTGTTCCTGCAATTGGTGCAGTTGCAAATGTTATCGTTAGATTTGTTGAATCAGCAGTTACACGCTTAACTACAGCATTGCCAGCATCAATACTAACAGCTTGTACAAAGTACGCGGTAGGCGTAGCTGAAAGTCCATGAGCAATTGTTTTTGTTGTACTTGAACCATCTCCATTATAAACCAATTGACCTGATCTTTGTTGTTTGACGGAGCCAAATTCAACCCATGTTCCAACTTTTCCACTAGCAGTACATACCCAACCAATAGAACCTCCTTGAGATGGAGCAGTATTAAAAATAATGTCTCCCCTGTAATATTGTTTAACAGTTCCTGTTGGAACTGCTGAAGCATACATAATACGTTTGCCAAAAATACTATTGCCAGAAATTGTTGTAAATTGTGGTTTATCATCGTTGTTCAATGATGCAAATTGTCCTCCGTAAGCAAGCTCATTACCAGTAATGACGCAGTTAACAACGTAATCAACAGTAGAAGGAAGGTTCATGGCGTTTTGACCAACTTTTTTACCAAGTGGAAGTCCAGTAGAAATGATAATAGTATTGTCAGTATCTTGATAAACGCTATTACCCACAGCGGTTAAAGATTGAATTCTAGTGTTTGAACCAAAATCAATACCACTATACAATGTATAGCTTGAACCATCAGCGTAATTATAACCAGTTTGATAATTATTAATAACGTTTTCACTCAAAGTTACTTGATTTATTCTTGTTAGAAGATTTGCATTAATATATATACCTTGTCTGTGAACCTGATAAATATTGTTTCCTTGTAAAGTCAGGTTGTTCATAGTCTCGCCAAGATCACCCATTTTCCAAATGTCCACATTAATACCAAGCTTCCCGCCGCCAATAATTGTATTATCCTGAATTGTGCAAGTATAGGCTCTAGCTACACTAATACCACTTCCTGTTGATGTTCCTCCATTGCTTGGAATGTTGAAATCATAAATTGGAGCATGGATATAATTATCGGAAATCTTTACATAATGTCCAGTAATTGAAATTGCATGATAATTTGTTCCGTCGCCAGCAACCTCAGTTCCATAGTTATAAATGATATTTTCAGTTACAACCATAGATGACTTGTCATTCTGTTCAAGGAATACCCCATATTGCCCACAGTTACGAATTACATTGTTACTAACTTTGATTTTAGCCATGTTTGATGAAGAGTGAGTAATAGCACTATGAGGATGATCATAGATAAAGTTTGAAATAATGCTGATATCGCCGGGAATGTCATTCCCAACATTATCATCTTGAGTATCAGTTGTTGTATACCCAATATCTCCTTCAATACCTTTATCTCCATTGTTATGTACTGTATTGCCAATGATAAGAAGTCTTTTTTGATATGAATACATAATTCCTTCGTCAATATTGTCGTGTACAATATTATTTGAAACAGTATAATCATATGAATAAGGCTTTTCTTGAATACTTTGAACGCCTAAGTATCCGCCAGCTAATGAAATACCATTACGATTGACTCCATTTGCATATGTGTATCCATTGAATCCATTGTATACAAATTGTCCATTGTGATGAACATGATTTTTATCAATTGTTACTTGGGTACATCCAAAAGTATATATTCCTGATCCAATAAAATTTCTTGCTTCACAATTTGTAATACTCAATTTTTTAACATACAAACATTTAAATCCAAAGCTATTTGCTTCTTTCAAAAAACCAGTTTGATCAATCATGCTATAATTCCCATCAAGAACTAATCCATCAAAATGAATATTGTAGCCAAATGCATCCTTTGTAAAAGCATTTTTATTGTTATATGTCCCGGGGACAAATATTGAATTTATTCCTTTATAAAAATAATTTGGATCATTCTTAACAGTTGTTGGAATAATTTTAATTACACTTAATCCCTTGTTGCCAAAAAGCTTCATGTTAGACGGAACAATTATTGGCTTACTTACATCTACCATATATGCTACTGATGGAGTAGGAAAATAAACAGCATTAATTCCCTTCTTATTTGCTTCGATGATTGCATCTTGGATTGCATTAGTGTCATCTGCTATTCCATTACCTATAGCGCCATGAAGTGTAACACTAATTATATTTTCATTCTCTTTGATAGTATCAAACTTTTTTGAAAACAATCCCATTTTAAATTCCTCCTCATGATGTATAAAAAGAGGATGAATAATAAAATTCATCCTCTTTTATTTATTTTATTAGTGTGCGCCAATCCAGTTGTAGTCGATGCCAGATTCAACAATAATGAAAGATTTAATCTTTGCATCTTCAACTCCACTTTCAAATCCTTGACCAGCACGGAGAGGAATTGCACCAGAGCCATTAATTTTCACAGTACAAGCCTGCTCATTGTAAAAAGAAAATTTGTAGAATACTACAGGGGACCAACCAGTAGGAGCTACCACCAATTCAAGATTTGCCGTGCTTGTTCCACCATTACCAAGATATCCATTTGCCATTATAAAAACCTCCTAATATTATTTAAATTATTTATTTGTAGCAGGAAGACTATTTACAGCGCTTTCAATTCCAACTTCAATCAAGTGCTTAATTTCATCTGTAAGCTCAATATTGAGTTGTGCAAGAATTTGCTCAACAGTACTAACTGCATACTCCTTTTTCTTACTATTGTCTTCAGTAGTCATTGTCTGCTCAACATACTTTACAGAAGTTTCAGTAATTTCAAAAATAAGATTTACTTTATCTTGCAAATTCTTATTATTAAAATCAACATTTTTAAGAATTGCACCAATAAGCTCCATCAGTTGTGTCGTACCTTTTGCATCTTCAGTACTGAACCATCCCTTTCTTTTCAGGAAAGGAATTAAGAAATACCCTATTCCAAGAACAGCAATTACAATCAAGGCAATAAGTCCAATTGTCATCAGTTCCATATTATTTATCCACCTTTTCAATTACTCGTTTCATAAGCTCCAACATCAGCCAGACTGGAGCATTGTCATTAAGCTTATCTTTCCAAGTATCGTAATCAATCATCGCTTCACCACTTACTTGCTTATAACTTGCGAGCTTCTTCAACGTGTCAAGTTTCCACTGTTCCATTTTTACCGCCTCAACTTTCAATATACTTTTCCCTTTAGAGTCAATGTACTTCATTAGAAGTGTAATATCTGATTTGAATTTGGACCAAAGATTTTCACCCTGAATACCATCAATCTTTAAGTTATTTTGAATCCATACTCTATCAGTATCAGACCATCCAACACCTTTAAAATGGTTGTTGTCATAGACCATATCAAGCATTGGCATAGGACAATCTTTGTGTGTTACATCGTAATGTCTAAGAATATCTTCATTTGGACTAAACCCATATACTTTACACAAGTAAGCCATTGTCCAAACTGCTCTTTTATAAGACTCTCTGAAATTGCCATCTTTATTTACACACATTTCATATCCAATACTTCCATCATTAGGATAACTACCAAATTGCTTTGTATAATATGTATTAGCACCTACATGATAAGCCTGTTCTACATCATTTGGCATATATGGCAATGCGGCAATAATCTCTCTGGAGTCTCCAACTAAGTGAGCGGAACCATAAGTTCCTGTCCTGTTATTGAAGAAATTTCTATTGGCTTGTGCCGTAGCACCAGAACTTGTATTTGCTGTCCAATGAATTACGAGTCCTTTTGGAACAATTCTTTTTTGCGTTCTAGTCCATTGTGACGGTTTGATAAAATCATTTCTAACAAAATAGTTGTTATAAGCTAGAATCTCATCAACAATTAAATTCCCTGTAGTCATATCTAGCATCTCCTTTCTTAGATTACTGGCTTTTGTTCGTCCTCTGTTTCTACTGGAATATCACCAGTTGTAGTAGTATTTGAACTGTTGCCAGAAATAATAGTTTTAATTCCATTGACAGCGGTAACTCCGCCTACAGTGTACACAAGTCCTTCTGCTAAAGTTAAAAGATTTCCATTTATATCTCCAAGCAAGAAACAAGAAACAAGACAAGCTGTAACAACAGCAATCAAACAAATAACAAGTGCTGAAACTCTCATTTCATCAACACTGAACAGTCTTTCAAACCAATTCATTTTATCCACCTTCTTTCAAAGGTTATTTTACTTAAGTCCAAAGTAAGCACTGATTATTCCAATTGCCAAAGTAATAACGAAGCCCCAAGCCCATTTATTATTTGCCTTAATTGCCTTAATATCTTCTTCATTTTTTTTAGCAATTGCCATTGCATCTTCTGCCTTGTCTTTTGCGTCTTGAGCTTTGTCAATAGCTAATTCAACTTTATCTTCCATCTTTTCAGCACGATTCAGTTTTTCTTCTATTCTTGTTACCCTATCTCTTACTTCGTAAATAGCTTCAAGCAATTCTTTATTTGTATAATCTGACATTAAGCAGACCGCCTTTCCTTTTCGATATAATGAAAAAATAGGAGAGCCAATTTCTCGCCCTCCATTCTATTGATATTATACCATTATATACTATATTTGTCAATCTAAGTATTGTTTAGAACTCGCACTGTGTTTCCATTGTTTATTAAAAATTCAAACAACTCATTGGGTGTTTTGTCTCCAAAGTTTTTATCTATAGGTATTGCACCAATTAATCCAATAACTAATTCAATAAGCTCTGAACATAAGAAGTGGTAGTTTGAATCAAGATAATGACTTTTCTTGAACTTAAAAATCTTCTCTATCGCATATCCAATAAACTTCTTATAATCATATCCAAAATCACAAAACCTAATTGCAACTTCGCGAAGCTTCTCTTTTTGTTGTGAATTTAGATTCATACTTACAAAATCAAGATCAGTATATTTTAAAGAGCAAATCCTTGATTTTACAAATCTTTGCGACTCCAATATTCTTGTGCCACAGTCTGAAACAACTATGGCACAATGAGAATATTCGCCGTCAAAATATTTAATTAAACTTGATATTGGAGAGTGTCCGCGAATAAATAAAATATCTCCAGTTTGTAAATTACCATACATACGATATCACTTCATTGTTATCTACAGCATTCTCAACTTGGGTTTTCAATCCCCAGTATTTTGCAATTAAAGATTGTTTATGAGAAAATGAATCTTGACATAGCGCAACAAATTGCTCTCTCGTGTGAAGTAGTGGCCCTGAATCAATTGTCTTCCATGTAACAGAACTCATTGTAGGAACACTATTCATTAGTGTCAGCGTTCCTGTGAGATTTGTTTGATCCAAAGCATCAAAACCATATGTATGCTCTGACCCTAAAGCGGAAGATTTGAATCCAGCATATATTTCTTGACCACATAAGTAGTTTAGTTGGTCAATTTTCTTCGCTTTTAAAGTTGTTAAATCTGTATTTTCTACATCTAATGAAAGAAATGCCTCATCAGGTGAAAGCGGATTAACTTGTGCCCTTAATTCGTCTATCTGTTCCGCCATCTCATTTTTTGGGGCGTTGTATCCCGGATTGACTACGAATCCGTCAACCTCTGTGTAGCAATGTGTTTGAACGGTTACTCCATCAGGAATGGAGTCAACCTCGAACACATCTACGCTTTGGGAAGGGAATATAAGACCCCCTACATCGATGCCATTTTCCGCAATATCGGCGACATTGCTAATAAATACGATTACACTGTCAGACTTACTAACGATAAGTTTTTTCATTGTTTATTTCCTCCTATACGTAAATGTAGTCTTTCATAAGAATCTCTGACGACGATAAGCCCAGCCCAAGTCTTGGATGACTAGCGGGGTCAAATGTTAGTTGACCACCTGTAACACCAGCACCACCCGTCAGGTAATAGTAAGCTTGCCCGGGCTTAATCCCTGTTAGGCCGGATATTAAACCTCTCATGTACACGCGTCCGTCAGTAGGATGATAATAGCCAATGACAGATGGCGTTGATGTATTGACATAATACTCTTGACACATCAAGTCAGTTCTAAAAGCCTTAGTTGTTACAGCCCCAGTAGTGAATACATAGTTAATGATATATACAATATTTCCGATAACCACGCTTCTAGGTGTATATGATGTGGCTGTTTCTTGCCCCGCGATTGATCTGAAGCCCATGTTAGCTATGAATCCTGTACCAGCCGCATTGAAACCTATCACAGCCCCCCAGAGAACCGTCCCGCCGCTGACTGGAACTACGAAGATTACGAATTGATTTGTAGCTACATCGAACGTAATGTTATGTGCGTTCTGCGACAGAGAAGTAGTCAAATTTGCGCCAAATTGTGCATCACCTCTCGTATACGTTCCAGTATTGGGGTCTACCCTCCAAGCAGCAATATCGTAGTTGTAACTTGTGGATGCTGGCGTGAACCCTACAGCGATGTAGTGATAGCCATCACTTCCTACGTAATGAAATGGCCTACTTACTAGGGTGTAGTTAGTATTGTAGTTACTTAAGAAAGTAGCTGTTTGCATATTGGTTACGGTTGATATTGTTGTACCAGAAATGCTGAGGCTGGTACTGATAATCTGATACTGTGTAGCTGAGTTACACAAGATAATCAACGCTTTTGTAGCACCTATCGCGATAGCATTCATCCTAATAAATGTCCCCGAGGCTGAACCAAAGGAACCAGCAGATGGCGTAAATGTAGCTCCAGCAGAAGGTACATTACCCGCAGTTGTAATCACATTCGAGGTGATATTAAGCGTTTGAGTCGAAAGTTGGTAAACAACTATAGCCTTGTCTGTTGTCAGTTGATCTATACTGATATCACCTGTGCATACTGTGGCCGTGACGGTTAGGTCTGTACCTACAGTTACCGTAGAACCCGATACAGAGAATGCGATAACATGAGGGTAGTTTGTGGAGTTATCAATATAAGCCAGCGCAAACTTACCTGCGGCCATAAGGCATAGGTCAAAGTTGTTACCTACATTGGTTCCTAACGCATAAACTGTGCCCACAGTAATGGTTGTTCCTGAGATAGTAAGGACAACGGCTCTAGCTTGTGTACCGTTTGCAAATACCAACAAGGCGTGCGTGGAATCCAACAAGCGCAAGTAATTGTTCTCAGGTCTAGTAACCGTTGGTAGGTAGAATGTTGAAGACCAGACAACCACCTCTGTACCCATACCAGAACTTGTAGTCGTAGGTGTCAGTATCGATGCCCTTATTACTGGTGTTCCTGAGTTTGCTAGGATCATCAAAACATTGCCGTTAGGCAGAGCCAAGGTCATAACATCGGTACTACTGTTAACTAAGCCAGATGTGCCCGCAGACTTGGTTTGGAATCCGTCAATGCCGTATACGGTATCTGCGGCAAGATCGCCTATATACTCCGATCCGTACAAACCCACTACGTTACCGGGAGTACAAGAGTATACAGGGTGAGGCTGATATACCCTTGAAACGTCTTGCGTATTTCCTCCCCCGCCGCCTTCCTCTGCCGCAATTAATGTAAAAATGTCACTCATATATTATCCTCCTTATGATACTGTTTTTGTGATGCTAGTTACTTTGCTTGTAGTCGCATCACGATTTACCGTATATGTGACTGTTGACCCGCCAGCTACTTGTGTAAAGCTCGAAATAAGTCCCGTCGTCGCGTCGCGGGTAATTGTAGATGTGACAATCGTAGTGCCGCCATCCTTCTCCGTAACTGAACTAATCTTGCCTGTTGTCGCGTCGCGGGTAATGTTGATTGATCGCGTATCAGTTTCAAGAACCGCGCCAATTTGCTTGATTACGGATGTATTATCTGCCCCAAGTCCAGCAGTTTTAAGCAAATACTGAGTGTGCGGATCGCCTGTAGAATTGTGATTGCCAGAGTGAAGGATTTGGCTGAAGTTCGTGCCGCCATTCTCACTGATCCTCCACTGATTCAATGTATAATCCCAATAGAGCAAACCTTTATTCACCGTGTTGTCTTGCGTTTGAATTCCAGCAAAGATTCCAGAGCCACCACTTGCACGATTCATTATAAAACGCGGGGAGTCCATCGTGAGGGTTGTTGATCCCGTCATCGTGCCGCCAGTTTTAAGCAGATATTGACTATGTGGATCACCAGTGGAGTTATGATTTCCTGCATGATGGACAATATTTCCGAGATATGTTAATCCATCATTAGCCGTTCCTGCCGCTACAGCCAGTGACCAACGGGCATTAGTGTTGTCATAGACACCCCATCTCCCAGTTGACGGCTGAGCACCAATGAACCATAATCCTGTTCCAGCACTATTCTCAATCCGCTGTCCGAGGATGGCAGTATCTGTATCCACAAGTGGTCGGAAGAAGAACGATGCGGCGCTCTTTGTGATTCGTAAATCACCAGTCATTGTGCCACCAGTCTTCAACAAGTACTGCGTATGAGGATCGCCCGTTGAGTTATGGTTTCCTGTGTGGTGGAGTTTGTAGCCTGAACCCGCTTGGTAGTAGTACAAGTCATTTGCTCCGCCAGCAAGTACTTGAAGATAGTTAGTAGTGGTCTTAACCGCACTTGCGTCCGTTGCGTAGAAGTAAATAGGACGGGAAGAACTGTTCGCACCGTCGTTGAAGGAATTCATAATGATTCGAGAGTCCATTGTCAGATCGCCCGTCATACCCGTCCCAGTCTTGAGCATATATTGAGTGTGCGGATCGCCTGTACTATTATGATTTCCTGCATGATGAACGATGTTTCCTAAGTATTTCAAGCCACTGGTTGGGGAATTTGCATCTATCACCAATGCAAATCTATTGTTCACAGTATCGAATACACCCCACAAACCAGAAGAAGGTTGATGACCAACATTCCATATCGCAGTCCCAGCCGTATTCTCATATTGATTACCCTGAATAGATGCGTTTGTATCCACATCTGGTCTGGTAATGAACTTTGCACTGCCCTTCGTGATTCGTAGATCACCAGTCATCGTGCCTCCAGATTTGAGCAATAATGTAGAAGTGGCTGTTTGCACGAATGCTGTAGTAGCAATTTGAGTTGTATTTGTTCCTCCAGTAGCAGTTGGCGCTGTAGGTGTTCCTGTAAAAGCAGGAGAAATCAACAAATTAACAACATCATCTATTGTTCCAGATGAGTTTCTCTTTACAATTTGATTAGCACCAGTCCCTACATTTAATGCAATTGTTGGATTTTGAACAGTTCCACCAACAATAACATCAGAACTACCAGCAGTTACAGAAACTACAGTTCCTGCACCATCATTACCTTTTAAAGCAACCAGATTCCAGAATTGAGTATTAGTTGGTAGATTGCCAAGAGTTTGAACAGTACAAATATATGATGATCCTTGATAACTAACAACATCTCTAACATTATATGTTATAGAGCCGCTATAACTCCCTTGCCATGTAAAGCTTGTTCCAGTTGAACCTTGAATTCCTTGAATTCCTTGATCACCTTTATCTCCCTTGTCACCTTTTGAAACTATTAACTTCCAATATGTAGTATTGGTTGGATCAATATTGGTGCATGCCAAAATATTCATATAGCCTGAACCTTGATATTGAACTACGTTATTGGGAACGTATGCAGTAGCTGAGTTGTAATCACCTTTATTAACTAAGCCATCTGCTTTAGTTTGTGCATTGGTTGCCGCAGTATTTGCCGCATCTCTTGCAGTGTTAGCCTGCGTAGCCGCAGTATTTGCCGCATCTCTAGCTGTATTTGCTTGAGTCGTAGCAGTGTTTGCATTTGAAGTAGCAGTATCAGCATTTGTTTTGGCAGTATTAGCCGCAGTTGCCGCAGTATTAGCTGAATCTCTTGCAGTGTTTGCCTGAGTTGTGGCTGTATTGGCATTAGTTGTAGCAGTTACAGCATTGTCAACAACAGTTTGAACACTAATTATTTTAGTCCAATATGTAGTATTAGTTAATGGTTGATTTGTATTTGCATCTTTAATTGAAATATACATATTATAATTACTTGCATCTGTTACAAAATCACCAGTTATATATGTTGTTGCAGTAGAATATGTTCCTTGCCATGACATGTACCCAAGTCGTTTCCAATTCGTTGTATTTGTTGGAATAACATTTGTAGATGATACTATATTAATATAGGCAACGCCATTATAAAAAACAATATTCTTAGGTATGTAAGCGGTTGCAGAACTGTAAATACCTTTGTAAGAAAATGCATCTCCAGAAGACTTAGCATAATCACCCTGAGTTTTAGCATAGTCTCCCTGTGTTTGAGCGTAAGTTGCTTTAGTATTGGCATTTGTTGCCGCTGTATTAGCACTATCAGTAGCCGCATTTGCATCATTTATAGTTTCACCCAATAAGTCCAGAGCCTGAATTGCCTCATTCCCACTGTCAATAATATCCTGAAGAGATGTAATTACATCTGGATTATCAGTATGGGAGTAAATTCTTTCTGCTGGATACAAAATCATTCCCTTTCCTTTGTATGTAAAAGTTAAAGTTTTTCCATTTTCAGAAGGATTGAATGTCACTTGTCCTGTTTGATAATTCACAATAAATTGAGTAGATGTTGGTACTCCATTATATATTTCAGTATATCCAGAAACTTGAACATGATTGAATTCATCTGGAATTTCCTTCAATGGTGATATATTATTAATAACTATCCTAGACTCTGTAATTGAAACATATGGATCGTCAATAGTATTCTTTCTCCATATGATGATTACAGGATCATTATATTGTGGATACTCTCTTGTGATAGGCATTTTACTACCTCCTTTTATAATAAGTATTATAACATTTTATGCATTTTTTGTCAAATTACTATTTTATCTTGCTTTAATTGACCTCTTATATTTTTTTAAGGTATTGAATTTAAACAAGCATTTAGCCTATTAATTGCAAAGGCGGTTATTGTTTGTCCTGAACTAACAAAAGAAACCTGTCCTCCCGGCGGATTCATTTCGTTAATTGCGCCAGCAACTTGATTATATAAAAATGCTGATATAGTCGTCCCACTAGAAACTGTATTCATTGTAGTTGTGTTTAAAAGTTTATATAATCTGAATTGATTTACCCTATTGACAAGAGAATTCCAATCACTTGCCAAAACAACTATCGTGTTTCCTGACACTTTGTTCCCACCTGTCCATGAAAAATTATTTGGTCTTGGTGGAGAAACAATTACATCAGCGGAAGACGTACCTGAACCAGCAGTTACACCATTAAATGGTGTAACACCTAAACTATATGATCCAGCGGACATATTGGTGAAGCCAATACTTGTGCTGGAGGTACTGCCACTACTTATTGTTCCTCCATTTTTTCTCAACGTCCATGAATAGGATGTTACAGGAGATGATGCATTCCAACTGAACGATAATGTTGCTGGCTCAGTACCAGATGATGAGCCAACTACTGAAGTTACTGGACTAGGGGCTGGTGGAGCAGTTGTTGACGCTGTTATTGTGTTGGAACCAAGATCAGTCGCTCCATTATAAAAATGAACAGTCAATGAATAAGTTTGTGATGAATTCAGTCCAGTATAAGTATATGAAAATGAATGTGTTGTATTTGTTCCATCTAAGCTTCTACTACCATTAAATGCTCCGTCAGCATAGAATTTTGCACTATCTGCAACTCCAGTGTATGAAGCATTTACCGTTATTGTTGATTCTGTTGCGCTACTAAATGATAATGACATTTTTCATAACACCTCCTTATATTCAGTGGAATACTCTTTTAAGAATATTCCACTATCTATTTTTTATTATCCAAATACGGCATGAATTCCAGCTACAGTTGCACTGCTGAAATCAACTAATCCATAAAAATTCGTTCTGTAAACTGCTGTATTCGAATTTCCAATGTTAACATTTCCATCCCAAATATAAGTGTTTTCTGCTGATATTTTTATTTCTGCACTATTTAAGCTTTGAATAATAGCACCACTATTAAATGTAATAGTTTTTCTTGTAAGACCTGTCCCAAGCGTTATATTGTCACCAACAAACAAATCAGAAGTAACATTAATGTTACCACCATTAATTTGAGCACCAGTGATAGTTGTACCATTTATAGTACCAGCCGAAATAGCTGGACTTTCAATAGTTGTTGAGGTGATTTTTGTAGAAGTAATGTAAGATGGATTAGTCCAGCTAGATACTGGTGCTCCAGTTACATTAGTCCAAGCAATTGTTGCACTTGGCCCCATAACTACGTTTGTCCCCACCGTCAATGTCTCAATCATTGCTGTTGTAATCTTTGCTGTAGAAACATCAAGTTTAGAAACACTCAATTTATCAATCATTGTTCCGCTAATAAAATTCCCAGCAATAACTTCAACGCCGTTGATTTTGATTGATTTAGCATTCAACTGACCATCAAGAATAAGGTTTCCACTAGTTGAATCATAGTAGAATTTATCAGTCCATGTTCCGCCTCCAGCGCTCTTTTGAAAAGATAATCCTTTAGTTGCATTAAGTATAACTCTTGCTATTCCATCAGTTCTAGTAATTGTAATGCCATTTGTAGCATCTATTACTACCCCATTAGCCAGAGTCGTTGTCAGACCTCCGCCTGTGATTGTCAGTTTGGAACCATTTAATGTTACACCATTGGCATCAACAGTAAATGTTTTAACTCCACTTGAATCACTAGCATCAATAAGCAAATTAACACCAGCAAGGAGCTTACCGAAAATTCTTTCACCAACAATGCCATCTTTAGTAATAGCGTGTTTCCATGTATTACCATTGTCATTGGTGATTGCCATAACACCATTCTGAATAACAAGATAAGATAATGGGTCTGTAGAATTCTTAACAAGAATTCCTCTTTCGCTAATCTCAACAGAATTATTGACTCCTGCGACGATTGACCTACCAATGGCATCCCATTGTCCATTAATAATTTGATTGATTGATGAAGCCGTTGACACGGCATTGTCCCACTGACGCTTGCTCAAATCTACTGTTGTAGTAGTTCCTGTTGAATTATAAACAGCTTTAATAAGCTTATCGTTATCTGACATGACATCTTGTGTATTTGCAATAGTAAGAGTAATATCGTCATTCTCTTCGCTGATCTCAAACCCAATTATCTTAGCTGTGGCATTAATTCCAAGTTGATCATATTTAATTGTAATCGTATCTCCAAGATTAAGTTTATCCCAATCTCTTTGGGCCTCAACTATCTTCAAAAAATTGACCAAACTAATTTCTATAATAATTTGTGGTTGTTTTAATTTTTCGAAATATTTAATTGCATCATCATAAAGTTCTTGTTCATAGATATAATTCTGATCTACCCATTCTTTTTTAATAATGTAGTCTTTAAGTTCTTCTTGAAGAGTTGGATTAATAAAATTTGATGAATCAACACTTGCTCTCAAGTCCTCAATTTGTGTATCTACTGAGGTAATTTGTGCATTAACTCCATCGATCTCTGTTTGCTTATTCGTAATTTCAGTATTTTTCTGATTTAACTTGGCAACAAGAGAAGTCCCTGTTGTTATTTGAATCATATTAACAAGAGATGCATCTGAAAGAGGGTCAATAAAACTTGTTTCATTTTTTATTTTAACTTGGATTTTAGACACTACAGAGTATGTATAGTTAGCTTTAAAATTGACAACTATATCAGTTCCAGCAGGAGTATTTAGGCTTCCATTATAACTTCCAGTAGACCACTTGGTTTTATCGTTAGAAAATACCTCTATACCATTAACTTTGATAGAACTAAGAAAATCAGTTGCAGGATAGTCTGCAAATTTCAGATTATCAATAACTAGTGTAGCGCTATTGATTTTAAGTGAATTTGATGTTCCAAATGTAATTGGCAATGAAAAACTATAAAACTGTTCTTCAATTGTCGTTGGCTGAGTTGTGTCATGACCAGCAGAATTTTCTATATCAATATTGTTTCTAATAACCGCTAACTGTTCTTGAAGTGTTGCCATATCGTTTTCTTTTTGTGTTAAAGTAGTTTGATATGCCGTTTCTTGATCAAGCAAATCTCCAAAAGCTCCTACTTTGCCAGCTAAAAATTCATTGTAATCAAGAATGGCATTGCATAATGCATCACTCATGTAATAACTACTTTGAATTACATTTTTACTAGCATCTCTTTGAAATGGATACATGAATGTAGAGAAATCATCAATGTAATTTGTACCAGTTGGATTAATTCTTTGAATAGATAATCCATCTGCACCTTCAACAAAAAGCCTTGTAGCCATCTCATCACTATTACTATCCCTACTTACAGATTGAAGATATTTTCCATGACTCATTGTAAGACCCATATTAATTCCATAGTCTTCTTGTTTAACAAAGCTAATCTCTCTATTTATTGTATCCCATTTAATTATAGCTTGAAACGTTTCTGCTATCTGCATAACTGCATCAAGAACAGTTGTAGATGTGAAATCAAAACTTCTAAATTTTGTATCAAAATCTGCATCAACATATCCAACTGACCATTTTGTTTCATCAAGAATACCAGTGATTTGCCTTGACGTTCCAACAGAGTCAGTGACTGTTCCGCCCATTAGAACTGATGTCAAATTTAATCCATCTTCTTGAAATGTTCTAATAAGATTATCATTCATTTCATAAGGCAATAGATATGCTTTAACTTGTTTATACTCAGAGTCTTCTTCTCCACTTTCTACAACACTCCTAATAGTATACCATTCTTCTTGTGTTCCAATTTTAACCTTTAGCAAATATCTATTTCTTACAAGCGAGACATTAGGATTGTCAATTAAGGTATGATTGAAATCTAGACTATAAGGAACATTGAAAGTTAGCTCATTAATATTTCCCATCAATACTGACACATTTTTATTATAGGATTCATTTAATTTTGCAATTGTAACTCTATCTGGTTTAGCAAGAAATATTTCTATTTCTCTTGGTTTTAAATTTAAATTGATATCTCCTATCATATTAATCCTCCTTTATCCCTGAATTGTTTTAAAATAAAACCTAAAGTCAAGTTTGACATTTCCATATACAACAAGATTATTTGTTCCTCTAACAATATCAAGATAGTTATTGTTAAAATTATCATATCTATATGTATTAGACAAACTACTTTCAATATGTTGTGCATCGTTATCAACATAAACAATCTCATTATTCAGTAGTCCTGTAAACTTAAATTCAATTCCACCATTAGTATTGTTGACAATTCTTACGTCTCCATTCCCAATTTTAGTAATCCAAATTTCAGGATTGCAAATTACATCTCCATTATTCACGATTTGAATAGCACTTCCGCCAACAGGATTGGTTGAGAGGTCATATGAATCAGTATATATTGGAGAATAACTATATGGGCTGTCACATCTCATTGTTATTTTGATATACCCTTCATTTGTACCAGTATGAATAAGCTCTGGACTGTCAACAGCTATACAATAAAAAATTCTATTTTCATTTTCTTCGAAATACATTGGCTGAAAATAAGTCTGTCCACAAAGCCATCTTGCAACGCTTCTTATTTTTTCTTCATCCCACGCTTCTGAAAAAGCAAGTTCTAAGTCAAATTCTAAAGGTTCATATTCCAGACCTTGAAAATATGGTTTATTTCTGCCTTTTATAATGATTTCATTCACCTTTCTTTGAGATGCAAATGGTTCACTCATCATTCCAGAAGATGAACTAACTGAAACATTCATTATGCCATAATCATATGAATACTCACCAGCATAAGAAAACCATAAAGACTCTTTAATCATATTTTAACACCTACCTTTATAAATAAATACAGAAAAGGCAGTGTTGGAGTACACTGCCTTAAAGTTTATCTTCTTTATATTATAACATTTTATGTTATATTTGTCAAGTTAGATTTTGCCTCCAAGTTTTTTAACTCCATTTACAATTTCTGATGTGACAGCTTTCCCAGCATTCTTATCTCCAACAACTTTTTCAATGTTTACGTCAATGTTATAAATAATATCTCCATTACCACTAGTGACGACAGGTCTTTGCAATGATTTTGCGAAACTCTTCATATTAGGAATAAAGTTATTTACAATGTTATCTGCTGGAGAGAACAGTTCTCCTTCAAGAGCTTTAACAACTTGTTCGTTAGGTTTCGTATTCATAAGCTTATCTACTAGAGATGTTGTTCTGTTTACCGCCCCTCCAGAGCCAACAACTCCACCTTCATGGAATAGTTTTGTCTTCTTGGAACTGTCAGTATACCAAGCGCCACTTCCAGCGTCGTAGTACCAACCATTAGCTTTTCCAATTGCCTGATTTGCCGCCGCAAGTTGACTTTGTTTAGCCTTGTCTGTTGTATTTTTCCATGCCTCTGCGTTCTTTTTCATTTGTTCTAAATCATTCATAGTTTTTACAGCAGTTGGATTGATAACCTCCATTTCCTTCTTCAAGTCAGCGAACTTATCAATCAAATTTGTTTGCAAATAACCAGCAATAGTCTCAGAATGATCTTTCATGAATGATTCAAATCCAGAAAACATTAGTTGGACGTTTTCAAAATGTCCAGACATTATTTGCTCTCTTACTGTATTCCATTTACGATCATCATTAATAATATTATCATAATACTTTGTTTGGGCTTCTTTTTCATCGTTAAGTTCCTGAATTGCAATATCATACTTTCTTTTTTCTGTTTTTCCCTTAATTGTAATCTCATATTCAGCATTATCTTTAAGATTTTGAATTCTCTCTTTTTCTGCGTCCAGTTGATCATCCAATGATTGCTGTTGAAGTTCAATAGAGTGGTCATATTGCATATTTTGAATGTCAAGATCAGCATCTGCGAGTTGCTTTTTAAGTTCTGCTAGTTTCTTTTGTCCTGCCGCTGTTTTGTCAAGTTCTGCAACGTTAATAGCATTTTGCAAGTCTTGTCTGTTTGTTTGAGCTTTCTCTAAGTCTTGGTTATATTTTCTAGCATCTTGATCAGCTTGCAAACTTGCTTTCTTTTGATTTACAAGTTTTTCGTAAGCATCTGATTGTTTGTCAAGAGATTCCATTTGAGCATCATGAAGCTTATTAATAGCGTCAATTTGAGCATCAATTCCATCAAGAACAATTTGCTTCTGTTGTTCGTAAGCATCTTTCAGCGCTTGAACAACATCGTCAGCTACTTGTTTAACCTGATCTTTTAATGCATCATTTACACTAGCAATGCTTCCAGCCAATTCCCACCATTGATTACTCAATCCTTTAAGCTGATCTTCTAAGTCTTTTCTATCCTTGTCTTTGAGTTTGGTGTTCTTTAGCTGTTTTCTAACTTCTTCAGCTTCGTCATGGACAGCCTTTTGCATCTTCTTATAGATGTCAATTTGACTAATCAAGGCTTCTCTATATTGTCTGGAGTCTTCAGGATATGTTGACATCTTATTTTGGATAAGAGCAAGAGAACCTTGAAGTTCTGTTAGCCTTGTATTGTACTGTTCAATCGAACTGCTTGACAATTCAAGTCCTTTAGAATTGATCTCACCTTGCGTATCAAGCCAACTTGAACCAAGACCATCGATTGTGTCACTAAGTTCTGCTATTTTTTGAGACAATGTGTTGTATTTGTCTTTTCCTTCGTCGGATAGTTTATTGAAGCTTCCCATAGCACTAAGCTGTTTTTGATACCCATCTCTTAAGCCTCTAAGTCTATCAGCTTCAGTATGCATCAAGTCTTGTCTATCGTGCAACAAACCAATTTCTTTAGTAAGTGCATTTCTATATTTTTGAGAGGTAGGAACATATCCTGCTAGAGCGGCCTCTGAAGACTGAATTTGTTTATCGATATTAGCGAGATTTCTATTATATTGTTCAGCAAGTTTATCAAATGCTTCAATATCTTTTTTTGTCTTATCTTTTTTATCCTTTTTAGGCTTAGTAGTATCAACTCCAACACTGCCAAGAGATTTTTGAAGAACTGTTGCACTCTGAGAAAGTTCGCCAATTTGATCAATGAATCCATCTAAATTAGCCGCTTCACCTGTGACTTGTTGTACATAGTCTGCTCCAAGCGAAGAATAGGTTGACAACTGTTTGGCAGTTTGTTCAGAAACTTTGTTCTTAGCCGCTTCAGCATCTGCCACTGTTTGAATAGCGTGAATTTGAATACCATACATATTAAGCATCGCTACAAGGGTTTGGTTTGAATTAATTAAATCTTCTTTTCTTGCTCTCGCTATTTTGTCAAATGCGTCAAGTTCTGCATCTCTTTTATCTTTAACGGCTTCTACGTTAATTTTAATTTGACCATGTTCGATTTTAAACATATCAACAAGTGATGCATCTTTTGCAATCAAGTCTGCCGCCGCTTGAGCGCTTACAGTCTTATTGTTAGCGTAATCATGAAGAAGTCCGTTCAAATCACTAAGAGAATCTGCGCTATCTTTGTAACTTGATATAAGTTCATCTGTTATTGTTTTAAAGTCTTTAAAGTTATGAGAGGCTTCAGTTGCGGTTCCGCCAAGTCCAAGCAAAGAATTTGCAAAAGAGTCTACATCTTCTACTCCAAGATCATGTGCAAGAGTTTTGATTCCAGCAAGCGCCGTCTGAATAACTGCACCATTTCTTGAAAAAGAATCGTCAGCCATTTCTTTTTTAAATGTTTGAATTTGTTCAATTAGACTTGATATTCTAGCCATACCAGCATTAGCTGTGGCTTCAGTTGAATAATCAATTTTGTCTACCATTCCTTTTACAGTTTTAAGCAACGCATCTCCAAGTTGTGTGTCAGAGCTTTTGTCAAGATCATCTACAAGTTGTTTGAATCTATCTTTTACGGAGTTGATTGAATCAGCAAGAGAAGATTGATCTACAATTACTTGAACCTTGTACTGAGCAATTCTTTCTGGATCAGACCTATTAGGGTCTGTTGGATTGAATTTTCTTGGATCACCACTAAAATCGTATGGTTTTGCATTTGCAATCTGCTGACTTTTAGCGAGTTTCTTTCTTGCATCTGCAATATCCTGAAACATATCTCCAATTTCTTTTTTGGAAGTTTCAATTCTATAATTTCTTTCTGCTTCTACAAGAGCATCCATACTTTGACGCTCTTCATCAATTGCTTTTTTAGATTTTAAATGAGCTTCACCTTTTTCATTAATACTTTCTACAAGGTTTGGAAGCAGTTCTGCAAGATCACTAACTGTTTGGTTATACTTCTGTTGCTGTTCATCATCTGCAAAAGTTTTACCGCCATTAGTTTTATCTTCAAGTTCTCCATATGTTTTAATTAATTTTTCAACTGTTTCTCTATGAGTTGTCCAGCTTTCAACAATGGTTTCATTCCTCTTTTTCAGTTCTTCTGCTCTTTCTTTGGCTTTAGCCATTGCGTCTCCAATTTTTTGAAAAATTGTTACAACTGCTGTCAGTGCAAGCATTGGTAAAAATGCAGTAAGTAATCCTCTTAGTCCAATTGCTAAACCTCTAACTGCCCAAGTTGCCGCATTAGCACTTTTACCAGCGCCAAGTATTGCATTAGCTGTCGTTCTAGTGCTTACAGTCAATTTTCTGAGATTTGTATCAGATAGTTTCATCCAACTTATGAATGACTTGCCAATATCCATATAAACTGTTCTTACAGCTTTTGAAAATACCAAAACTGCTGTGGTCGCAATCCCCAACACTACAGGAAGTCCGCCAGTAAAATCTACGGCTTTTCCAATAACGCTAACAAGACTAGTTAGATCCACTATTGCATCTTGAATTCCCTGATCCTGAAATGTATCTTGAAATATACCTGTCCAAGCATTTTTTAATTTTTGAAGTTTCGCTTCAGTTCCTTGTTGATATAGATCAAATTTTCTTTGGGCAGTTCCAGCTTTATTAAGAGATTCAGAATAAAGGTCAATAGTTTGTGGATAACCTTGCATCAAGTTAAGGAAACGTGATTGTTGGTATGTTCCCGCGACAGTTGTCGCAATATATGCCTGAGTTCTTGAATCAAGTGTGTTCCACTTTGCTCCAAGTTCATCCATTACGTCTCCAAAATTTCTAAATGTATTATCAGCATTTACAAGGCTGATGCCTACAGTTGATAAAGCTTTTGCAACATCATTGATCTTGGTTCCATCAGTTTCGTCAAATCCGCCTTCTTTAAGGTTTTGTACACGTGCAAGTATCGTCTTGATAGAGTTACCAATCGTCTCAGCGCTCTCACGCGTCTTTGAAGACACGATAGCAATCCAGCTTGATACCTTCTCAAGACTGATTCCCAAGGCTCCTGCTGTACCGCCTACGCGTTGCATGGCCCTTCCAAGCTCGTCTGATCCAGTGGCAGTGGCATCTCCCATATATGAAAATACGTCTGCGGCATGTTCAGCAGTAACGCCCATTGAGTTTACAGTTGCAGTAAGAATTTCTGCTGATTCGTTAAAATCAAGATTAGAAATCTTAGCGTACTTAATTGCAGTTTGCATCTTGTCAACCATCTCAGCCTGAGTCAAGCCTTGACGAGCAAATTCTACAGCACCTTTTGCTACTTCATCAGTAGCGATACCCATATCCATGGCCATGTCTCTAAGCTGTTTTGACAATCCACCAAGTTGAGTTTGCGATTCTCCATAAACGATAGACAACTGAGTAAGTGATTTGTTGAATTCGTTTACATATGCAACTCCATCAGTAAAGAAATGTAAGGTTTGATAGAATGCTGTCATACCAGCCATCCAGATAGGAATAGATTCCATAGCTTTAGCAAACTTCTGTCTAAAATCTAGATTTCTGTTTGCAGTACTTTTAAGCGTTTCACCAAGGATTCTTAACTCTCCAGTAGCTTCGTCAATTGAACCTTTGTATCTTGAGAATGTATTTTTACCAGTTTCAACATCTGCTGTAAATTTAATTAATTGTTGTTGAGTTTTAGGATCAATAACATTGGAAGTAATAGCTAATGAATCAGCTTTTACTGATCTCTTACCAATTAATTGAGACCCTGACAACTGAGACATTACCTGATTTCTGATAGACTCTTGATTTCCACTGAAATTAAACCCTGTAACTTTTTGAGAATTACCTTTTAGTCCAAGTCTATTCAATCTGTTTTGTTCGTCTTCAAGCTTTTTAAATTCAGCAATAGTTCTCTGTATTCCATCAATTCTTTCTTTGAATTGTCTTTGTTCGTCATCACTCAATCTACCATTTGTTTTTTGAATATTCTCAAGTTCATTTTGAACTTGTTGATACATTGTTTTTGCTTGATTAAGTTTATTTTGATCAAAAAATCCAACCTTTTTAAGATCAACATTATCTATTCCTTTTTTAGTTGTATCAATAAAATCCTGCAAAGACTTTTTAGCTTGTTCAATATTATCAGTGACAGTTTTACCATCAGTTTTGAAAATGCTCCATTTTTGACGTTGCATTTCCTTTTGTCCAGTATCTGGATTCTCTACCATAACACGATTAATAAAAGTCTGCCATTTCATGCGTTCTTTGATCATTTCACCAGCGGCATTTTTATATGTAATAGTTGCGGATTTAATTCTATTATTTTGATCTACTTCTGTTTGCACAATAGCTTTATTGCCTGAACCAAGAGATTTATTAATTTCGTCTACTCTTTTTTGCAGTGACTTTAAGCCTTCATCACCATACGCTGATTGAGCAGACTTCTTCCCCATAGTTTTAATTTTCTCTTGTTGCTGATCAAGTTTCTTAGAAAACTTATCCATAATAACTTGTGCATCTTTAAGTCCGCTAGTGTCTACTTCAAGATGAAGTTTGATAATTTTCTTTTGTATTTGTTCAATTGCACTATTAATAGCCGCAACAGATTCTGGAACATTCAAATCCGCTGTAAGTAAGATTTTCATATCCGACATAAACATACCTCCTTAATTCCTTAAATATAAAGAAAGAGGGTTTTCACCCTCTTATTAGTCTAGTTCTACTATATCGCAGAAACGATCATAGTCTGCCGCTTCCTGCCCTTTGAATGTTTTGTTTGTATTTAAAATAATATCCTGAATCGCTTTAAGCATATTTTCTTTGTCACCTGTTGGTTCAATAATAAATTCTTCAAGCATTAACTCAGTGTATTCTTTTTGGAATCCTTCTATATCCTTAAGTTTGAAAACAGTTGAACCATCTTCTTTAGCCTCTGTTTGCGGTTCACCATTTTCATCTTTGTATGAAAATTGTTTGATAAGCTCTTGTCTTTCTTCTTCAATTTGATTAAGGTGTGCGCTTACCAGTTTTAAAAATCTACTTCTCATACGAGAATGCTTCGCATTAACCTCTTCGTTGGTCAAAAAAATAACAAAATTTTCAATTTCATAATTATACATTTTCATATAAAAATCCCCTTTTTTTCATTTTTATTTTATAAGATACTTATTTAACTTTTAATCCTCTTGATTGCAATTTTAATTTCAAGTCTCTTTTGAAAGTTCTAAAAATAAAACTTTCTGCATTAGTAAAATACGGTCTAGGTTTTGTCCAATAACCGTCTCCAAATATCTTTCCGCTTCTACCATCATTAATAACTCTTGGAAGATAATAAGAATATTCTTGTGGAAAGTATCCCTTGACTGTACTATGATGCTGGCCCATATAATTATTTCCCTTATATGGTGCGACTGGCTTCATCATCATTGGGTCATGATAAATTTCAGCATTAGTAAAGCCTCCAACTTGATAAACATCACTTTTGACACTCTTTCTTAATTCGCCAGTTCTTTTATATGTAGATGGCGTTCCAGCGTCGTAAACATCAGACTCAATATAATCCTTAACAGTTTGTTCAGCATCTTTTGCTATGCTCTTCATTGCCGATAAAATATACTGATTCAACACTGTCTCCAAATCTTTGTCATTTTTAATTGTCTTCTTAAAAGCCATTACTACCAACTCCCCTTGGAGTTTATTCGATTCCCAAAGCTTCCTGCCTGTCTTGAATCTCTTTTTGAATTTCATCTAATCTTTGTGCCAATTCGTCAGCCATAGCATCTCTTTCTTTTAGTGTTTCGGTCATTTTATTGAAAACGCTTTCAATTTGTTCCTGCGGAAAACAAGATACGATTCCTCCGAGCAAATCTTGATCAATAAGCATACGCAAAAAAGCCACTTGCTCATTTACATTCTCTGGAACATCAATGTTCGTAAAATGCTTAATAAGCAACATAACACCATAAGGTATAAAGATTGACTTCAAATCAATTCCTTGTTTCTCTGCATCCTGCATTTTAACGAGCATTTCTGCAATCAGGTCCATAATCTTAGATTCTTTAAAAAACTTATCAACTTTAAATGTGTAGTTTTTAACTTCAGCAGTTAATTGTTCACTAAGATTCTTGTCTTCCTTTTTTACATTAGCATACGACAGATTTTTCTTTCTTGCCATAACTATTCATCCCCTTTTATACATATATTAATTTTATACTGCATTTATACCCTTAAAACAAAAATAGAGATAGAGCAATTTACTCTATCCCTATTCTATACCATATTCTATTTTTTGTCAAGTATAAATTAATACTTGATAAGAGAAATCATTTCTGGCGAATCGTCTGTACGGAATACCGTAAGATTCATGTCAAACACAGTAGGATCACCGTCAGCTTGGAACGTCAGTGTGAAGTTAGGCTGAACTTTTGCCTTGTTAATAACGAATTGGAACGGCTCGTCAACACCAGTCTCAGAGTTACGAATCAGCGTGTCACCAACAACCTTAACGTAACTTGGGAACTTGTCAGCGGAAATCGTGATTTTCTGAGCAGTAGCATCAGTCGTGAACTGGTAATAAACAACAACTGTAGCTCCTACAGGAATATTGGTATTCGTAAACTCAATTACGCTACCAGTTTTGCTTACTGGAGTAATTTCAGTAATTTCATCGTCCTTGTATGTATACACAGTTCCTGTAAGGAATGTTTCAGAAGTTGTTACCTTTGTTTGACCAGCAGTAGTAGAAACAATAGCAACCAGTTTTTCACGCTTGTAAGCTGTTTGAGCGCCAGTAACCATTTCGTTGCCTGTCATCAGAGCGATAGATTTAGGACTCATAAGAGCATCTTGCATCGTTACATTAGCTTCACGGTTGAAGTCCCATTCCAGAAGTTTAGGATTACCCTTACCGCCACGTGCCGCAGAGTTTTCAGCCGTATTTTCAATTGTAGATACCTTTAGAGTATCAAGGAAAAGAATAGGTTTGCCAGTGGAAAGATCATATACTGTAACATCTGCAACTTCTTTTACACCATATTTATTCAGTGCCATTTAAAAATCCCCCTTAAAAATTTAATTATATCAATAGGAAAACCTATTAATTTATTCTTCCATCTTAGATGACCAATGCTTAAGATTATCAATCTTTGCTCCTTGAATCATAGCTAAGATATTTGTCTCATAACCAGAAATCATTTCAAGTCTTTTGTATTCATCATAAACCTGATAAATCGTTGCATCCCAAATCGTATGCTTGTTGTATGTATTGCTTTTTGTACTAACAGCACTGAGTATGTCAGCAAAGTCTATATCTTCTGAATTCTTAGCCTTTGCTTTTGCAACTTCCTTCTTAGACTTTTTCATTTTTTCTGCTATTTGTCTTGCTTTATCACTCATTTTAGATAAAGCTTCTTCCTCTTCAGATTTTGATTTTGAACTAGTAACAACACAATTTTGATGTTTTACAATTTCAACTATTGAATCAAAATTACCTGAATTGACTTTTCTAGCTTTATCCAAATCTTGAGTGCCAAAAATTAAACTACCATCGAAGAACGATACGTCTTCCTTGTTTTCTCTTAAAAAGAAACACAAGGAGCTAATTAAAGCATCTACAAGTAATTCATTACCAGAGAATAGCATTATATCGAAAACTGTAAGTTCTCTTATTTCAGGCAAGTCTTCTTTAATCAAATCTTCCTTTGTAAGTAAGAGAACTCCAAGGTGCCTATTGTAATTAACATAACCTTCATCCTTAACTTCTCTAGTTGTTAAAGGATAAATATTTAAATAACCTGTACTAAGGAAATCACCACAAAGTAGTCTAAGTCTTAAGTCAATGCTGTCTATATTCTGGATATCAAACATTTTTCATCCCACCAAACACAGCCATACTTGCCTGCAATCTGATAGCATCAAACCTCTCATCCACATTCATATGAATGAAATTTTCAAAATGAAGTTTGCCAAGGGTACCAATACTCTGCCCGCCAAAATGTTTGACGAGATGATGCATGATCATATAAGGTCTTATGGAAGATTTTCCATCGTTGACAAGCCACAATCCTTTTGCAACTATAATATCAAAGAACAGAGATGTTTGAGCAATCTCTTGACTACCATCAAAAATTCCATCGGGATAGTAAACTCTAATCTCTGAGCAATCAGAAAGGGTAGAGTTTGGAAGGAATGGATATGGAAAAACTTTTGTCATAATAAGATTGGTTGCAGGAATTGCAACGTCAGGCTGAGACAAAGGATTTTTTAAATCATAAGTCAAATATTTTACAATCTCTTTAACCTTAACAATTTCTTGCAGGATTAAAGGCAAGTTATCTGCTATTAATTCAATGTTTACCATGGCTGACTACCTCCACTTCCCCCTGTATTTGGTTTGATAACTTGTGAGTTATCAGCAACCTTGTTAACAAAATCATCTAAAGGACTTTTTGTTGTGAGTCTAAGAGAAAATCTAATTAGTCCAGAACCATTTATAACATCAGTCACATCGTCCATACCTTTAATCTGATAGACTTGGCTTCCAATTATAAATCTTTGTGTTGCAACTATTGTCTTTGTGAATGAATTATATTGAACATAAGCTCTAAGTTCACCCTCAAGAGTATTCATTTCAATTCTGTCAGCATCATCAATACCAAAACTAGTGCCTCCACTGGCAATAACTGCTTTATACTCTTTTATGGTTCCTGTAGAGTCTTTCCATTTCAGCGATTCATTACAACGCTGTGCAACAGCTTTTGGATAAACTTCATGATTTTTAACTGAGAAAACCAACCAGTTAACACCATTGAAGATTATAAAGTCTCCAACATTTGATAGAGTTAGTGGCCTATAAAGCAAGCTCAACTCTTTCGAATCATCGCTGATATTTATTCTTGCTTCTTTATTAACACCATTTAGTGTTACAGTTCCATAAGAAGGACTGTCTGCAAATGTGCTGTTAACTAGTGAGATGCTAGATTTTGTAACACTGTCCTCGATATTCTGTCCACCAGCCTGAACTCTCTTTTTGTAGTCATCAAAATATGTCATATTATTCACCACTTTCAACAGTGGGCTTTAACTTTTTTGCAATGTCGATACACTTAAATACTTCTTTCTTAATAAAATCTTTGTCAGAGTCAAACATGATAGAATCATTAGAAATTGATTCTAATGTTGCTATTAGAATAAGAATGTCAGGATTGTCATTTAAAGATTCGATTACCCAAATCAAACCATCAAATTCATAAATTAGCGACTGAATATATCTAAATAGTCCATCATTTTTTTCTTCATAGAGCGGCAATATTTTGTAAAGTCTATCTACCAAGGACGATGAATAATTTATAAATATCTTACTGTTCTCAGTAATCTTCTTCATACAAAGCCGTCCAGATTGAACTTGTAGTATGAATACTTAGTCATTAATCTTTCTGATTCAGCCTGCATTGTTTTATACAGTGTAATCAGCTTATCTATTTGATTTGCTTGTGAATAAATCTTATAATCAGGGTCTGACATAGCGATTCTATACAATTCGCTTGTAACAACCTTTGGCCTTAAGTATTCTACTACCATAAGAGCGCCTAAAATATCTTTTTCTTTATCTGACAATGTTTTATTAAAAATTTTAGTAGTATCATTTCTATCGCTTAAATCGTTTTTGCAATTATCAAATTTGGTAATTGCAGTCTTCATATATACAAGCAAGGTAGTTTCCAAATCTACCTGTGACAGATTCAAAAATGAATAATCTGTAATCTTGCTCAAGAAGTAACTATAAACATCACTGTAAGGGGTACTCATAATGTTACCTCCTTTTAACTGAAATCAGCTTGTAATTCCTGTTCAAGCAATTTAATAGTACGATTGCTATCAAGCGTTCCGTCCAAGATCATATCTTTAACTTTATCTTTAAGAATTTCTTTTGCTCCATTTGGAAGAGTTTGAATAGTGCTAGAGATATTTGCCGCTCCACTTTGTAGGAATGCTTCAACATCTTCAATTTTCAAGAAGTCGTTATAAACCTTTCTAAGTCCAAGATAATCAACAACATCTTCATCTTCAATAATAATCCAAGGCTGGGTCAAGAAACGTGGCTGAGATGCTTTCATAGTAAGAAGCTCTCCAACAGTAAGCCATTCTGACACTCCATAGTCATCCCAATCAACGTGATAACCATTTCTATTGATGTAAGTCAATGTGCCAGTTCTTACACTACGACATTCAACTTCCATATCTCTCTCAATAGTTTTCTTTTTTGGTGGAGCAGACTTTACTACCTTTACTTCTTCTTCATTTTCTCCAGAAGCTACAGCCTCTACAACTTCTTCTTCTTTCTTCTTTCCGTATGCCATTTTACATATCCCCTTTTTCTCATTTAAATTTAAATAAAGGGATAGCCGAAACTATCCCTTTTCTGTTATTAAAATTAAGACAGCGTGTAAACACCATAAGCATTGTTGAATTGTACAGCCAAACCATACATCGTTTGGAACGTGTATTCCATGCTTTGATCCATGTTCTTGCTACCGTCAGAGTTTTCTTGGATGATAGATTGACCTTCACGAACAACTTTAACAGGCTTGCTGTTAGAAGGAAGTACGAAGAGTTTAGTATCATCAAGAGCAAACGTGAACGTGTTAGGCAGATGAACTTGTTGCAGTTCAAGCAAAGGAATACCATTATAGACATTCAGAAGTCCGCTTTGGTTGATTTGGTCTTTCATGTTCTCACTCACCAAGAAGGATTGCGAAGAGTAAGCACCGTTGATTTTCTTCAGAGCGTTACGAGTACCAGCAACTACCAGTGGAGCGTAGTTGTTTGCTACAGATACGTGCTGAACCAGATCATCAAGGTTAACGTCCGTGAAAGAACCAGTTTTCTTGAATTCAGCAGGCAGATATGTAGTAGCACCAATAAAAGCGTTCATAATGTCAGTGTACATTTGCAGACGCATAGCTTCGTCGATTTTACGAACCAGACCAGCCCAGTCTACGCGACCAGCAAGGAAACGCAGGAAATCAGTGTAAACCTTAGCACCATACCACGAAGTAGTAACGCTGAAGCTATCACCAATATTCAGTTTTTGTCTACGAAGATCATAGTGACCGCCAGCAATTTTGCTGATTGTCAGAACAGAACGATCTTCTACGTAGAATTCATTCTTGTCGCCAAGATTAAGATCACGATATTCAACGAATTGTTCGAAGAATGGGCTTTGCGTAACGCCACTTGTAATCAGATTGTCAAGAGCAACTTCCATGATTTCAAAAATTTCATTTTTAAACTTACGGAACGTGCGGAAATCAGGCTTGTCAGTACCCATCAGTTCAACAAACTCTTTACGGATAGATTCCGAAGCTTGATGAGCAGAGAAATTAAGTACATTGCCTTTTACAGTATCAATAGCCAATTTAATAAGAGCAGCTTTTTCCATTTTTTTCTTACCTCCTATGTATAAAATTTAATATTAAGCTTCGTTTTTAACTACTTGAATAACAACGTACTTATTGATACGAGCGATAGAACCAGCTTGACCAATCAGAGTTGTCGTTCCAAGAACTTCAACGTCGATGATTTTACCAACAAATTTCTCAGTAGTAGTGGATGTAGCTTCTTTCAGCTTCAGTCCAGCTTGAGCAACTACAAAGTTACCTTTTACAGCGTCAGTGCCCAACAGAGTCAGACCATCATAAGTAACAGAGAAAATGTCACCTCTTGCGATATCATAAACGCGAGCGGCTGTACCAGCAGGAATATAGAAATTCTCAAGAGCACCAGCCTTAGTCGTTGTTTGATCATAAATGATCTCAGGCGAAGCTACGAGATACAGAGAACCATCACCAGCGGAAGGAACAGTTACGTTGAACAAGTCACGTTGACCAGTTACGTTTGTACCAATTTTAACTACATTACCATTGTCCATGTCAGCAGAGTGAACAACGTCATAAAGGTGTCCTACATAAGCGCTACGAACTTTGTCAAGTCTTACAATTGCATGTGCCATTTATTAAAACCTCCTATAAAAATATATAATTTATTATTTTATTTATGAAAAAGCTTATTTATTGTGCTTTTCCAAAATATGCGAATAATCAGCGAAATCTTTTTCTTCCTTCTTGCCGAAGACAACCTTAACTGCTGGCTTCTTGCTAAATGTAGCAGTCTTCTTACCAACAATAGAGAACAATTCTTTTTCAATATCTTCAATAGACAGCGAAGAAGATTTTTCTTTCACAGCACCAATTTCTTCTTCAGTCAATTGCTCAGAGAATCTTTCAAACAACTCTGTTTCTTCTGCCTCTCTTTGAGCGGCAAGAGTGCTAGATTTAAACTCTCTCAATTCAGTAACTTCCTGAGTAAGCGCTTCCAAATTAGCATTAGCCGAATTCAAAACATCAAAATTATCAGAAAGTGTATTGAATTTTTCAAGAAGCTCATCATACTTACTAACCATTTCGTTATACTCTACTTCAGTATAAGTTTTTGGCTCTTCATCTTCATGTCCACTACATTCTGCTTGACCGCATTTTTCGCAAACATTAGAATGATTTGTTTGTGCAATTTCTTCTGCAATTTGAGAAATCTTAGCTTCAAGCTCTTCTTCTGTAGAATAATCTTCAAGCTTAAATTCTTTTTCTTGAAGAACCTCTTCTGTCAGAGAGAATTTAGCCAAAAGCTCGACCAGTTTTTCGTTCATGACTTCACCCTCCTTATTTTTATTTATATCATCACCATTAGGAGATTGATACTTAGAGAATACAACTTTAAATTCTTCCAGTTTTTCTTGTACTTCTTTTTGAAATGCTTCCATGTCAAATGCTGTAAAGTTTTTAACCTCTACACTTGCACTATTCATAGCTGGCATAACACCTTCTCCAAGAATACAAGCACCAAAGAATTTAAAATCTTCAAAGTGGAAAAGTCCTGATTCATCCCATTTGCCTTTGTAATCATCATGAAGTTCCATACTTTGACTCTTGATTCCATCACGATTCATGATTTCAATTGGTGTATTCCACTTTCTCCAAAGGATACCTTCGACAGTGAGATATGTTCTTTCGATACCATCATCACCAACTCTAGTTTCAAATTTGGCATTATTATCTTGTGGAATAGTACCAAAAGCCTGACCAAGATATTCGTACTCGACATTATCTTTTTCAATCGTAATTCTCATTCTATGATCTGAAAAATCAGGTTCGTCACGATTTACTTCTATGTACCCCAAAATAGGTGTATCAGCAAGAGATGGAATTGCTTTTTCTACTACTTCTTTGCTAAAATAACTTCCATTATAATTTTGTTCAAGATGCATGAGCCAAATTTTAACTCTCATAAACCTTGAATCATAATCATCTAATTTTTGAAAGATTACAGGGATTTTAGTATTAACCTTCATCTTATCGTTCTCACTCCTTTCTTAAATTAATTAAGGTTATAATTAATTTTTAATTGTTTAAAAATAGAAAACAAAAAGAAAGGAAGTGGATGAATGTCAATAAAATAAAGACTACCACCCTTATCCTTTCTCATTATTATACCATTATATATTACATATGTCAATTAATGTAATAACCTTAATTATTATTGCCTTTATTACCATCCCTAGCTTTTAAGCCTTCATCGGAAACTTTATCGCCTTTACTTGGAGCACCAGCGCCATTTCCATCTGTTCCATCAGTCGTATGACTTGACTGAAGCGGGATAAGCTTCTCATTAAGTCCTAATATATCGTTCTCAAGAACTATCATATTAATCATTGAACTAGGAGAAAAACCCAAAGAAGCGGCGATAGCCATCTTAACTGGCATACCAAACTGTCCAGCTTGTAATATATCAGTAAAGAAATCATGTTGATTAAAGATTGAGATATCAAGAATTCTAACCTTAAACATTGGAGTGCCAATAAGGTATTTAATCCTTCTGTTAATCCATCTTTCTACCTGTCTGATAACACCAAATGCCATGGCCTCATCTGTCTGAATTGATTTAGATAATCCAATGCTTGTAGTCTTATCAGCGTTGAACAGAAGTTGACTTACACCAGTCGTATTCCAGAAGTCTCGTTCTGCTTTGGCTACGTTGTCAAAATCAGCCTGATCCTTTTCAAAGCTTACACTATCAGTTTCAAATGGTCCAGTAATGATTCCTACTTGATCAGGTAACACTTGAGCGGCTTTATTATGGAATGCCATAGCTGTTTCAAGATCAATAGCGAAGTCATTGTTGTTTTCACTGTCAAGTCTAACAGGAATCTTTTGAATTAGAATCTTATAGTTAGAAATTTCTTCTCTATCTTTTCTTAAAGCCTTGTAATCCTCAATGTCAAAGATTGACTCAAACGTACTAAAGAATGGTGGCATGATATAATCCAAATCCTCATTAATCTTAATGCAAATTGTCCTTTCAGGATCAAGCTCTTGCCACTTCATTTTAGATGGGTCTTTTCTAAATCTATTATACATCTTTTTAAACTCTGACGGATACATGTCCAATTGCTCAGGATTAGTTGTAAAGTAGCTAAA